AGCGTTTCAAGTTCATGGAGTGCCGCCGCCCGGCCCTGCCGCACCTGGTCCACCGGCTCCCCCGCCAGAAAGGTCTGGACCGTCCCCGCCTTGCGGCGGCGCAGGTAGGCCAGAAGCGCCACCGTTCCCCGGCTGTTGCGCCATTCCGTCAAGTCCAGTACCGACATTTCCCGCTTCCTGCATTAGCTGTTGAATTTGGTGTTCAAGTTGGGCCATCTGCAGCAACGCCATTTGGTTGTTCTGCATGCCGCCAGCGGCTTCGACCATATTCTTGAGCGCCTGCGTAAATTGTACGGCGGCCGTCGCGGTGACTTTGATCTTTTCCGTCTGTTGTTTCATCAAGCCAAGTGCGCCCTTCATCTTTTCGTCGGGCGTTGCTTGCGGAGCCTGCGGCGCTGCTATCAGTTCCTCGGGGTCCGGCACGCGGAGCGTCTGAAGCATGCGCAGCCCGGTTTTCTGCGGATTGAAAAACATCGGCATTTCGAGCAGTTCTTTGTAGAGACCCGCTAGCGCCGTGCGCTGCATTTCGGTTGCTAGTTGCGGGTCCGCAGTCACGGCGATGCCGCCACCATCGGACGCCGATATGCCTTCGGGCAGCATGTCGTACGCGTCCGCCATCGCAACGAACATGCGAAACTCTTGCGTCATGGACGCCACAAGCCGGCGGTGCACCGCCGACTGCACTTGCGTTCCGCTGTCTATGATGCCTTTCGCCAGCGTCGCCGTCATGGACGCGGGCGCGTTTTCCATAAGGTTCAACGTGCCGGCCAGGCGGTCGCCAAGCGTCATGAGCTGCGTAAGCGTCTGCACGGAGCCTTGCGAAACGGACTTGACCGGGAACGGCTGGAACATATCGGATAGCGGCCGGCCGTCCGTGTTTATGGTTGTGATGCGGTTGCCCTTCAGCTCGATCTTATCGGGCAGGCCGACACCGCCGCCGCCCAAAAGGCCGCCGTTTTCGGCTTCGCTTTTCGCCGTGTCAACGATTGAGCCTAACAGGTCGTCGGCCGCGTCTTCCATGCGGTCGAGTAGCTTGCCGAAGCCCATCGGAAAGAAACCGCCTTTGGGGTCCGGCAGCATGCGGTACGGATAGAAACGGCGGATGGGATTGAAAAACAGCTCTTTGTCGTTATCCACAACTGTTTTCTTCGACCAGCGCGGCCGTATCCGCACGACTTCGGCGTGGTCGTCGCGCGATATGGTGACGGTCCACGGTTCATCTATCCCGTCGCCGTCAAGGTCCAGCCACGCGTCGCACTCATAAAATTTCTTGGGCGCTTGGTTGTCCGCTTCGTCGTACCGCGGTTCGTAGTCAATCCATTTGCCGCGCGATATCGTGCGCTCGATTTCGTAGGGGTAGCGTTCAAACTGGTGCGTGATGCGCGGGGCTCGCTCGATTGACCGTACGTTGGCGTTTAGTATGATTTCCATGCACGTACAAAAGTGCGAGTGAAACACCCGCTCGTCATCGTCAAAGTCTCGCTTGCGCCAGCCTAAGCCGGTAACGGCCAAGTGCATAACCAGCGGGTCAGTGTCCAGCAACCAATTAGGGTCTATGGTGCGGAGCTGACTGGAAACCCAAGCCGCTAGCTTGTCGCCGGTAGGCTCGCTGGCGCGGGCCAAGTCCGGCTCTCCTAGCAGGGCATCGGTGGCGCGAGCGGAAAATTGAATGACAGCCGAGAGCGTCATTTCTGTTGCCGGCGGTGCTTCCTCCCCGGCGCCCTCTTGCTCGCGGTCCTGGGGGTGCGGGTTGCCTTCCTTTTCCGCCTTGTCCAGATAGCCCACGGCCTTCCCAAGCCATTCGCTCATTGACTGTTCGTCAATCCCAATCAACTCGATAAGGTCGCTCGCGAGCGTTCGGCGTTCCGCCTGGTCCAGCTTTTCGGCCAGATTTCCGAATGTCTCGGGCTTCTTCAGGTCGATTTTAAGAATGGGAAGGTCGCGCATGGTGCCCCTTGTATGACAATTAGCGGTGTATGACAAGGGGTTACCGTACCATCAATTGACGGTTGACGCGAATTTGTGCTATTTGTGACGACATTCGCATTAGCCGGCCTGCCGCCGGGAACCATAAAGGGGTTATTCGTCATGCAGGTTATCGACCGCTCGCTCCAGCCTTCGCAGTATTGGCCGGGCCTGTACGCTCTGTTCGGAATGGACTATGAGCGATTGGCCCCAATTTATACGCAGTTTTTCGACAGCAAGCCGTCAGAGAAGGCTTTCGAAGAATTCATGACGGAGCGCGCCGGCCTCGGGCTCGCCGTGCAACAGCCGGAACTTGAGCCGGTCCAGTTCGATATCCCGAACGAAGGCTACCGCACGCAAGTCACGCATGCGTCGTACGGCCTGGCCGTCGCAATCTCGCGCGAAGCCAAAGACGACAATCTTTATGAAGACGTCGGCAGCCGCATGATGAAAGAGCTGGCGTTTTCAGCTCGGCAGACGGAGGAGTATATTGCGCACGCTCCGCTGCAGGTTGCGGTTGACACGGTGAACGGCCTGCGCGCCGATGGCGTGCCGCTGATTTCCCCGAACCACCCCACCGCAACCGGCGTACAGTCAAACCAGCTCGTGTCCGCCAACGTGTCGGAACTTGCTTTTGAAAATGCGGTTATTCAGATTTCGTACACCCGCAACGGCCGCGGCTTCATTATCAACATGCTGCCGAAGCGCGTTATTCTGTCGCCGGAAAGCGGACCGGAAACCCGTCGTATCCTCGGGTCGCCGTTGCAGTGGAACGCGCAAACCAACAACATCAACGTGTTGCGCTCCACTGGCGCCCTGCCCGAAGTTGTCGAGACCCCCTACCTGGTCGATAAGGACAACTATTTTATCCAGACGACCGAACAAGACAAAGACAACGGCCAGGGCTTCACGTTTTGGGAGCGCTCGCAGCTCGAAACCCGCGAGGATAGCAACTGGAGCAACCAGGCCAGCTTGATCGCAATTTGGATGCGGTGCGCGGCCTCCATTGTGGATTTCCGCGTTGTCTACGGCTCGCCCGGCGCAGACGGCGGCTAGACCGCGCTGCGAATACGTGCAATAAGAGTTCCGCCTTCTCTCGACAAGTTGGCACCCTCCTTGGACTTTGCGGCCCCGGATAAACCCCGGGGCCGTATTTTTATCGGTTACAGAAGCGTCAAACTGACGTGCGGCGCTATTTCGTGCGTCGTCACGTCTTCCCCGCTATCGGGGTCCGGACTGTCCCACTTTACTTGAACTTTTTTAGCGCTCGGCGATACTTCTGTGATCGTGCCGCGGTCTCCGGTAGGCTCCCATATGACGCGGCCGCCAATTTTCGGTTTCTTCATTTAGCTCTCCAGCGGTTTGTGTGTACGTATGTGTACACGCATCCCTAGGGATTGTCAAATCACGAAAACGTGATCGACGACTATGCCGCCTTCGCCATCGGCGGCAAATGGTCCGGCGGCGCGGGCAGCTCAAGCCCCGGAGCCAGTCTTGCGCTGTTCGGGCGCCGGAAATCAATCACCGCGAGCAGCGCCTTTCCCGCGTCTTCCGCTTTCGGTCGCGGACCTACGGCGCGGGCTGCCATGTCAATACGCGGCCATCCTAACTCCTCCAGCCGTTTAATGTGCTTTCGCAACGCCGGGTAGTTATGGAGCAACCACACAAAGGCAAGCGTCACATGCTCCGTCACCAGCGCGTTAGGCGGTGCCAGCTTGGAAATTATCTCCAGCGCTTCGGTCAGTTGCTCGGGCGGTACTGGCGTGGCGCGTTTGGCATAGCTCGGGCTGCCGTGCCCGTAGAGAGATTTCAGCGCAGCGATGCAAGCAATCTTCGGCACGTTGAACTCTTGCCGTGACGTGTTGGCGTCAACGATAGCAAGCCCCGCACCCTGCACCAGTTCATTAAGTTCAACGGCGTGCTCGTCACCAGCCGCAATTTCGGCCATGAAAAGCATACCCTGCGGGACTTTTCGGATGCGAGTATTGCATGCCAGGAAAACTTCTATCTCCCGTTTGCGGTCGTGGATGTTGTAAATATCACACGGCACCAGCATTTGATTTGCAATCTTAGCTCCTTCAAGACGATGGCGGCCATCCACAACAAATAGTGTGCCGTCTTCTCTCCGTACAACTCGGAGCCTTCCAAAAACAGTCAAATCAAAACGTTTCCCGATTTCTCTTATCAGCCGCGGGTTTCTCGGCACCATTGCTTGATAGGTCGCATCTATATTTAGCAGGTCCACCGGCACGTCGGCGGGCTCGGGTCGTCCGTCAATCACGGTTATTTGTTTTGTTTCCCAAGGGAAAGCGTTCGCAGTACGCACGTGTACACCTCCTTGTTTCTGCTAACTTTTGGTCCTGTGTACATACAATTACGCATCAATTTCCAGTGAGTCAATACGTATGACGGTGGACAAGTCAGTACACGCTTGACTTGTGCGGCGCGCTGCCGCATCTGTGTTGCATTCGCGGCAGTGATTTGTTCGGGGGATGGGAATGCAAGCGGACGGGTACGTATGGGCGCAAACGCCCGCTAAAGAGCTATTCGTGGTCCTGATAGTTGACGGAAAGGGCTATGTTCCCGGGGTCGAGAATGCTATAGATTTGTTCCAAATCGAATTTTTGGAACTTGTCCAGTGGCCACACACACCCCGAAACCGAATTTCGGCCCCGCCGAAACCTGGGGCGCTTGCTCCAGATGCAATGCCCGCGTGCGTTATACTACCCTTCGCCGCGAGCGCCTGACCGGCCTTCTAGTCTGTAGCGACAGTTCGGGGCGCTCTGTCCGGCCTTGCTGGGACCCGTGGCCCGACGTTTATGACTTCCAAGCCTTTTCGGACAAGTCTATTGAGCCGCCGCCGGAACCCCTCCCGCTGCGCTACAATCTTGACAACATATGGGGCAACGGGCCGGCGCACGGCACCACGAAGGTTTTCGCCAACGCCCCCACGCCCGCACCGGACGACGCTACCCGGCTGCAAAACCTGCTTACGTCCGTCCCCTACTACGCTACTTTGGGCAAAACAGCCGCGTTCATGTCGCCGCACGCCCGGCTTGACGATAGGGTTTTCAACCTGACGACGATTGTTCCGCAGAACTACGACGGGACTTTCTTGCCGTCCAGCTCTGTGCGGACGGTCCTGCCGCCCGACGAAGGCGCGGAGCTGGCGGCCGTCACGCGGACGGACAAAGACCTTCCGAATGATACGATTTGGTCCCCGCCATGGGCGGCCGTTAAAGGGGTATAGACGTGGCTACTGCCGCAACCGTCATAACAAACGCCATGCGTCTGTTCAAAATTCTCGACCAAACCGAACAGCCAACGGTTACCGACATAGCGAACAACGTTCCGATTTTGAACGACTTGCTGCGCCAGGAACAAGCGGACGGCGCCGCGCAATACCTCATGAACCAAATCGCCGTGACGCTACCCCCGGGCGTGTCGGGGCAGTTTTATACGTTCATGATGGGGACGGCGTCGCCGTCCTATCTGGTGCAAGTAGACGCGGTTGCCGTCAAGCAAATGTGGCTTAACGATATTAACAACACCGTGAACCGCGAAACCCGCGCAGCTCCGAAAGCCGACGTTGTACGGACGACGTACCCCGGCATCATTACGAAATGGCATCAAGAGAGACAAGTGGACGGATCAATCCGTGTCTACGCGTGGCAGCCGCCGCGCGCACCGTCGAAAACCTTGATTGAGTACGGCGGGCGCATGCCGTTGATTAGCAACCCGGCGGGCACGGATACCGTCGCCCTGCCCCCGGAAGGTATCCACGACGCCACGCTGTTGCTAGGCCGGCGCATCTATAGCTCTTACGGCGTCGGCCTCATGCCAACCGACGTAATCGTACAGGATAGCGAACGTGTCAACGCGCGCTGGCGGGATTGGGCGCGCGGTCAACAGTGGTTGCGCCTGGTGCGGAGTTAAACGATGGCAGAGCAAATCTACTACACGTCGATAGCCGCTGCGGAAAAGGCAATAATGGACGCGGGTTATATGCGCGATAACTACCGCCACATATGGGCTAAAGCGGAAGGCAAGACCGCGAAAGTTGTGCGCGACGACACTCGCATGGAAGCCGGGCTAGATAAATTCTATGTGCAGTGGTCGTGACGCATGCCCGCGATTAACGTACTAGGTTCATTCCAAGACCCGCTCAATCTGGACCAAGGCGCTAGCCGGCTGGTCAACGTGCGCGTGATCCCGCGGGCGCAGCAAGAGGGCAAGCCGGCCCAAGCTCGCCTTGTCGGCTCCCCGGGTCTCACGCTGGTTTGCCGGCCGGACCCGTCGCCGTGCATCGCGATCTATCACGCGCAGGAAACGGTATGGAGCGGCCACGCGAACGGTAAAATTTTCTCGGGAGTGGAAACCGCCACCCCGACGTTGCGCGGCACTGTGGTCGTAAACCCAACGCAGCCGATAATACGATTTGCCGAAGACCGTACGGCGCTCGTCATCGCTTCCAACGCCAACACAAACAACGCCGCCGAAAACGGTACGGGGTACACGGCCACGCTAGCCGCGGGCGTTGTCAATGCGGGCTTTGATGCGTCAATCAACTTCGATCCGTCCGCTTGCGCAGAGCTAAACAACATTGCGGTATGGTCCGGCGCGTCAAACTTCTACGCCAACCAAGACGCAAAGATGTACAGCTCTAATCCGCTGGCGCCCGCGACCGTGCTTGCGAACAGCTTTGCGACGAAAGAAGCGCGCGGCGATAAGGTCGTGGACTTGGCCGTCTCGGGTCTTGTCGTGTGGCCGCTCGGCTCCCGATCGCTAGAGCAGTGGTACGCGCCCTCGGGCGGGAGTACCGATTTCGCTTTCACGCCTTATCCGAACTCGCTCTATTCCGTGGGGCTGGCCGCGCGGCTGTCGCTGGCGGTGCTCCGAGATATCATCATGTTTGTCGCAACCGATCGCCGCATATGGCTTTGCAGCGGACAGAGCGGGCAGCCGGTATCCCCGCCATGGGTTGATTTGCTGTTGCAACAGCTCACGGCCGCGCAGCTTTCGTTACTCACGGCGTACGCGTACGGCCAGGGCGGCAGCGATTTTTACGTCCTGACTATGCCAGGGTTATGGAGTATCGAGCTGGCCGGTTCAACGGGCGCGTGGTGCGTGCGGCAATCGCCGGGCGGCCGTCTAGACCACGCGGGGCGCTGCGCTACGGAGCACGACGGCGGCGTGACGTTCGTCGGTCTCGATACGGGCCACGTTTGCGCCCTCAACATCAACGACAGCACGGAACCAGGCGGGACGATATCCCGCCAGATTTTAACGCCGTGGACTGGTAGCCAGGAAGCCCGGCAGACGTACAACGCCCTTGACATCACGTCTTCCATGGGGCCGCAGGCCGGGACGTTCCAACTCGATTGGAGCGAGACAACCGACGTGACCGTTAACGGCGCCGTGGTGTCGCCCCGGACGTTCCGCGGCGCTCGTCAAATAACGCTACCGCAACCCGGGGTCCGCCGTGCGATCGGTCGCGAGTTTGGCACCGGCCGCCGTCGTCAGTTCCGCTTGCAGTACAGCGGCTCGCAAGCGCCGTTTACGATTGATGAAATGTTTTTGAACGTCACGCCGGGGAGCTAGATGACGCCCGCAAATTCTCGCGCGTCTCGGCTTAATCCGCCGCCGTACACTGCAAGTTCCTTACGCATGGTTTTTGTTATCGGGGTGCCCTGTTCGTACACCGCTACAATCGGACGCGGGAACGCGGCCAAGTGGATTAAAAGCTTCTGTCGGCTTTTACAGTCAACGGACTGCAGTTTGTGTTCGCTGTTAACCGCTTCGTATTGTATGGTATACATGGCGCGAATGCTCTTGGTTAATTCGTACGGTTAAGTACACCGTCTCTAAGGACAAGTCAATACTATGACCGTAAAATTCCCGCCGCCGCCGTACCTGACGACGCAAAACCCCGATACGCAGCGGCTCAATCGGTGGCTTATTGAAATCCAGTCCATCCTAAATTCGGACGGGTCCGTTAACCTCGGTACTTCCGTCGCGCTCACGGGCGTACCGACAGCGCCGAACGCGCCAAACGGCACCAATACGACGCAAATCGCCACGACGGAATTTGTGCTAGCCAATGGCGCGGGCGTCCCGTCAACTACCGTCCCCCTTGTTGACGCCACGCCGGGGCACATCGGAACTTCGACGGCTTTCGCCAGGGCTGACCACGTACACCCCACCGATACCAGCCGGGCCCCCCTCGCCTCGCCGGGGTTAACGGGCGTACCTACGGCGCCCACGGCCGCGCCGGGCACCGCTAGCGGCCAGCTAGCAACAACCAATTTCGTGTCAACCGCAGGCGCCCTGCTGGCCCCGCTCGCTTCGCCTGTTTTCACCGGGGCGCCGCAAGCCCCCACGCCTGCGCTCGGGGACAACAGTACCGATATTGCCACGACGGCGTTCGTGCAGTCTGCGGTAGGCGGCGGGGGTAGCGGCGCCGGCACCGCTAGGGCCTGGGTGACGTTTACCGGGTCGACCGGCGCAATCCTCAATAGCTTCAACGTTGCTTCTGTTGCGCGCGCGTCGCCGGGCGTCTACACCGTCACGTTTGCCGCAGCGCTCCCCAGCGCAAATTTTGCGTGCGTAGCCGCGGGCGATAGCACTACCTCTATTTTCACGGCGCAGCCCCAAACCAAGACCGTTAACACAGTCAAAATTGCTGCTTTCACAGGCGGGACGACGGCGGACCCGACGACGGTTGACGTTGTTTGCTTCGGCTAAAACAACGTCAACGCGCTAACGATGCTTTGAAACTCCGCAAGCGTGCGGACTACGTAATATGCATTGCCGGCGGCTTCCCATTTCGTTTGGAACAGCTCTTGGGCCGGAAGAAGCTTGCCCTTGTCGTCTTTCAGCTCGATAGCCACGGCCCGGCCGGGCGGGAACACCAGCCAGTCGGCCACGCCGGGGCGCACGCCCATGCTCTTGAAGTGCATCGCGGCGCCGATACTGCCCTTGCGCTCGTTGGCGACGTGGAAAATCAACAACCGGGACCAGATGCCGGACTTGTCTAACCACTGCTTGCAGTGCATCTGTAGGCAGGTTTCGTCAGTCTCGGGGGTCTTGCGGGGCTTCCTAACGGGTTTTTTTCGGGAGGACACCAAGTTCCCTCAATCTATCTTCCTGCGCCGTGAGCCACGTTTCTATGGCCTGCAGGACCGCTGTAGAGCGGTTCTTAACCGCCGCTATTTCAGTATTCCGGGCGACAAAATCCAGCCGTTCAACCGTGGCGGCCGGCACTCGGGCTGAAATCATCGTGGCTTTGCGTTCGGACCCCATCGGTGGTATGCTTGCGCGAATTGTCATACAAAGTCAAGGGGCTTTAGCGAATGTCAGGTTTTGGCGCCGGCCTCGGGCAAGTTATCGGCAGCGGCATGGCGTCCGGCGCCATTAAGGCCGGCCAGGGTGCGGTCAACTCTAATGTTGCAGGCGTCGAAGGCCAGACGGCGCCCTTTGTCGGCTTCGGGCAGTCCGAAATCCCGAACGCGACTAACGCGATCAGCAACATAGCGGGTACCGCCGGCACGGCGCAGACTTACGACCAATACATGCAGAACTATACCAACACCCCGGCCGCGCAATACCAGCTCCAGCAAGCCAACGCCGTACAGAACAGCAGCGCCGCAGCCAGGGGCGGTTTGCTTTCCGGTTCCAATGAGCGAGCGCTTGGGACCATAGATCAAGGCATCGTACAGCAAGGCGCAAACACGGCGTACGATGAATACCTGAAGGGCAATCAACAGAACTTCGGCCAGCTCGAAAGCTCGCTCGGCAATATGTTCAATGCGATCGGCGTCGGCACCACGGCCACCGGCCAGGACGTGAGCGCCATCAACGGACAGAACTCGGCAACGGCCCAATTGACCGGGGATCAAGCCAAGGCGGACCAAGCCAAGGGCGCCGGCATCGGGTCCATATTTGGCAGCCTCATGCCGAAGGTGGGCTAGTCGCGGACGATCGCATAGATAAAACAGTCTTGGGGCTCCGTCGTGCTCACGTTCGGAAACCACTCGAAACGCCGCAGCCGGCCTTCTTTTATCGCGCCTAGCCGCTCCGTCACGCGCTGCCCGGGCATATTGTCAACGTGCACGTACGACCACACGCGCCAGATATTCTTGTGCGTGAAAATCCACTGCAGGAACGGCTTTGCGAACTCCCGGCCGGCGCCGCGCGCTTTCCAGTCTCGGCGAAACATGAGCGAGATAGTGGCCTGGTGCCCCCTAACCTCAAGCCCGACAATCCCGAGGGCGTCTGTCGGGTCGCCGTCAAGGCAGACGATTTGCCATTTAGACGGGCTTTCGCGATAGGTGCGGATTAGCGCCGTGGCCTGGTCAACCGTGTTGTGTACGGCGAAACCCATGTAGCGCATTACAAGGTGGTCGCCGGTCATGGCGAACACCCCCGGCCCTTCCCATGGGTTGATATCGCGGATCAGGAAGCGGCCTAATCCTTGCGTGCCGTGCTCTGACATCTATCCATTCCGAGACCTACGTAATATAAAAGCTGTTCCGAAAAACAACGGTTTGCCGCTGTCGAAGCTTCGCTAACGGCATCGAATGTTTCTTGCGTCAGACGTACGGCGATTTGACGCATATCGTTTTCGATCAGTGTGCCTTTGGCTTTTCTCACTTTCACTTTTTAAGCTCCGATACTATCCAATTTAGTTGTGCGCTCAAGTCCACGACGGCGCGGAACAGCAACGCCTTTTGTTGGCTGTCCGGCAGCTCCAGAAACTCGATAACCGCTAGGTCAAATTCCGGGCTCGTTGGCACCCCCCGGGCATAGTCTAGGATTGCTTGCAGCGTAAATTTAGGTTCACTCATTTTCGCATTCTTTCGCTTTCGTACCCTTCGCAATCCAGCGGCAAGCCGGCGGTCCAGTGCCGCGGCCGTCGCATAATCCCGCGTATCTGTTCGGATCGCTCGGCAGCCACGGCCGCGGGAGCCCATGCCAAAATGCTATCGTACACGTCCAGCCCTACGTAAACGTCTGTTAGCTCGCGCTCGATATCGGCTTCGGCCGCCGTCACCAGGTCGCGCGTCATGGACTGGCAAGCGATTTCGAGAAGCGAACCGCCGAAAGCTTTCTGGCGAAGCATCGCGCCAAACTTGCCGCGGAAAAAAGCCATATCGCCGCCGTGCGCAATGTGTGCGGAGTAGTGCGGCACCGCACGCCCCGAAGGCAGAAGCATCCACACGGTTGCGTGTTGGTCTTTCTGAAACGAGACTTTGCCGGCCGGAAAAATGCGGCCCGGCGGTTCATAGATCGCAAATTTGAACGCGACGTTTAGCGAGGCGAGCAACCCGTCGCGTGCGAAAATTTTGGGATTGGCTTCGCGGTAGCCGTAAATGTCTGTCGTGGCTTCGTCCAGGTCGATGCGGCGCCCTTCCCTGCGCTGGTGCGCCATGTACGTCTTAGGCCCCAGCGCATAGTTTCCGCCCAACGTCACGGATTTGAAAACCTGCCGTTGCTTTGGGTAGTCTTTCTTTGTAGCGTTCGCCGGCAGTTTCAAAACCCGTATGGCGTTTGCCATGTACAGGTCGCCGCCTTCTTCCATGATCTTCAAGCGTTCCGTATCGCCGGCCATCCACAACGCTATGCGCAGCTCTGCGTTGGAAAGGTCGTTGTCCATCAACAGCCAGCCCGGGGGCGACGTAACGCAGCCGCGGAGGCAGTCGGTCAGCGCAACGTTGTCGTGTTTGAAACCTTGTTTCAGTTGGCTGATTATTTGATCGATCGTCGGGCGGCCGTCTTGGCCGTCGTACTTGCCGGACGGCCGCGCAATGTTGTACGTGTTGACGCCTTCGGACGTGCCGCGCCCCGATCGGGCTCCAAAATAACGAGTAGCGTCTTTGTAATACCCGCCGACGTGCCGGTTTAAAAGTGCCTGCGCTTTGAGCGGCGCGGAGCCGCCCTCGGCTTGCAACAGCTCCATCACCAGCCGCACTTCGGGGTGCAAATTGTCGTCAGAAAGCTTTTCAGCGATGATATGCTTTTGCGTGCTCTCCAACGCCGCGTACGGACGGCCGAAATTATGGGCGTCAGCGGCCATTGTTTGATTAGCCCAATCAATAATGCGCTGGCGCTGCGACAACTTCGTCACCGCGTTTTGCGTCAACTCCATTAGCTTTTGCGTGCTCTCTTGTTCGATTTCCTGCCGGCGCATGGCGATAGCGGTTGCAAGCTCGATATCAATTGGCAAGCCGGTTTCATTTTTGCGCCATGTGCGCTCGAAGATCAAACGCTCGTCAGGCGACAGCGGGGGCAAGCGGCTGTCCAGCTCGATAAGGCAGCGAACATCTTGCACGTTGTAATCCAGTAAGTCGCGAAACGTCTGTACATCTTCGTTAAACGTGCCGTCGCGTTGTGGCTTGCACGTCGCCATGACGAGCGCACGGCCGCGCGGGTCTTTGCCTTTGATGCCTAGAGTATTACAGACTTGATCCAAGCCGCCAGGCAACGCCAGCGCTTGCGCGCGGCCCATGGTGCAATCAATCTTCGACAACGGAAGATCAAGGAACGGATTGACCGCGCGCAAAATCGACACGTCAAAATTTGCGTGGTGCGCAACGAAGCGGCGGCACAAGCGTACGTCAACGTACAAATCAGCTAGCGTATGCGTGCCAAGGTGCGGATGCACAGTGCAAGCGGTTTTCCATACGTTGCGGAAGAACCAAACGACCGTGGTGACGCCGGTCGAAGGGTCGGCTGCGTATCGCCTCGCGCCGGCCTTTTTCAAGTCCGTGCGCGAGCGCGTTTCGAAGTCCGCTAGAAGGTCGTCAGGATGCAGGGGCATTTAACACCCGCAACCAACGTTTTTTAGGTTCCGATCGAACCGCATTCTTTCGCGGGCGTGACGTGCGGCCCCACTCCCCGCCGTCGCTCATGCCCATTTCGACAAAGCCGGCCGCGCGCAGCGACGTTCCGGGCTCCTCGGGCAGTGTGTATGTCCAAACCTCTTTGTATCCTAGCGCCTTGGCGGCGCGACACAGTGAACCGTACAACATGGTACACGCGGGCGCGGCGTGGTTGCCTACCGGCGGCAAAAACTCGCGGGCGGCGCAACGAGCGATAACCCCGCGCCCCGTGTCCTGCCAAACCCTAGAAGGGTTGCCAAAAATCCCGACGCCCACGCATTCACCATTTAATTTGATTTGTACGGCGAAAAGACCGCCCTGCAAATCGGGCAAGTGGCGGTGCCAGGCTTCCACCCGTTTCAACGCAGCCTTAACCGTGCAAGGTGCCAGCGCATAAACTGGCAACTCCCACGGGTACATGGTTAGCCGAACGGCCCGCGTGGCGCGGCGCTAGAAGGGAATGCAGCATTTCCACCGAAAGCCGGCCCATTCTGGACCGTCGATCCGACAGGGCTTGCCGTCGTCGGGGCAAAGCCCGCCCCGCCGGGCGGCGTAAAACCCCCAGCACCGCCGGACGAGAAACCGGCAACCTGCAGCCCTTGCTTTTGCGCTTGCTGCATCAACTCCGCACCGCTAACCGAGTTGGCGAAAACGATCTCCTCGCCCGGTGCCGTGAACACGACGGCGTTAAGGTACAGCTTCACGGCGCGGTTGTTCTGCCCGCTAACGGCCGCCGTCCCGCCAACCATGCAGTAATCGCCGGATTTCACGCCGACCTTGTTCTGAAGCTTGACCAGCGCGCCGCCGGCCTGCACCAGCTCCACGTTAGGCGGGTTGCTGGTCGAAGCATTGAACAGCCAATGGCCCTTGGCAAATTCTGACGACTTGCCTTCAGCGTTCGGCGTGTCGCCGTCTTCAATTCGCCAATCCATAATTTGCGGGTTGGTCGCGTACAGCTTGCCCAGCGCTTGCACCAGCCCTGCAAGTGCCGGTTCGGTATGCCATTGAGCTTGCGTCTT